GCCTATGGCAGCGTAGCTCAATGCCGAAGGATGCCTTTGCCGCTGTCCTTGCTGATACCCTCTGCAAGAAGAAGACCGAAGCCGCCAAGGCAGGGCAGGGGAATCCGGTGAACGAAAAGCTTATGTCTTACCTGCTGCACCGCTACACCGAAGACCAGCGAGAACTAGGGCCGACTATGTGGACCGCGTTTAATGCACTCACCCACTGGTCAACCCATGTCGATGCAACGTGGATTAATGACGACGGCAAGGAGCGGAAAACATCGACCAAGGGAAGCCGGAAACACATGGTTCAGCGTCAGCGTGAAACGATGGTGCGCGACCTTGTCAGCAGCGACATTTGGACAGATTTTGAACTCGGACGGGGTGCCATATGAATAATGACGACCTCGAAGGCGCATATCTTTTTTACCGTTGTCTTGTTGTGATAGCGGTAATTCTCGGCCTCTGGGCCATCTTGTAATCGTGAAGGAGTAAAAAACGATGGCAAAAAACAACACGAATACTAACTTTCCACCACATCTGATTAAGGGCTTCAAGAAGCTTGCAGATGATTTCGAAACGCATATCCGGGCGGACGAACGCAACCGGATTGCCGAATTGTTCCGGGCTGAATTCCCGGCAAAGCCAGTAGTCAAGCCGCCAATGACTGACATGCACGGTGAACCGCTGCCGGAATCACGCCCGCAGCCGAAGAAGAAGTCGCGCAAGATCGATGCCTCCTACTGGCGGACCTATGACCGGCCTTTGTCTGCCAAGCATCGCGAGATTATCGACCTGTTATCGCATGGCCGTTTTGTCGCTGCTCCGACCATTGCGGGCATTGTAAAATTACGCCTCGGAACGGTGCGGGCCTATCTTAATGACATCCGCCTTTCCGGTGTGAATTTGGAACGGGTCAAGGTGAATGGCCGTATCGGCAAGAAGGGATACCGTGTGATTTACCGTGTGGGTGTTGCCAAGGCGGTTTAAATCAGGCATAAACTTAGGGGCGGGCCGGGGTGGCCCGCTCTAAAAAACAGTGAATGGAGATGAAACAATGCAACTCGATATCTTTTCCCACCAGTCCAGCGCGAAAGAAGATCAGCCGGTTATCCTCCGCGCGACCCGCAACAAGCATAAGACCTTCGACTGCTTCAAGCTTCACGGCAAGGACCAGCGCGGGAATGAATTCGAAATTCGGTTCTTTGTCGATCCGGGCCAAGCTTTCGAAATGGCGACAACCTATTCCTGCGATCATCCGGACAACCCGGACAACCAACTGAAAGAAGATTAACCGAATACCCTCCCGGCGGGGCTAATAGCCGGGTTCCTCCCTCACTTCCCCCGCTTGGCTAGTCCGGCGGGGGTTTTTTTGTGTTTTGGCCTGTTATTTGATCAGGGGCTTGTCCGGCAAGGGTTTTCTGCCACTGGGGGGTGCTATGGCATAAAGGCGCGATAGCAGGCCCAGAGATTAATCGGCATGACAAACACGCATCATGGGCGCGTGAGATGCCCATATCACTGTTTTCTGTGGGATGTGGTGGTGTGTCTTATGCTGGAGACGTTCGGTCTACCTCGCCGATGTAAACAAAGACTATCAAAAACTTTATATTTTCTGCGGGCGGGCGGGCGCGAGGGCCACCCCACCCCCCTAGTATTAGGTGTAGCAACCCCGACAGTAATTTTATTTTTTTGAAGTTAGTGGGATGGCACGCAAAACAGTGCCCCGACCCTACAAAACAGTGCGTAACAGGGAAGAAAACAGTGCGTAGTGTGGAGTGGGGGGTATATCCCGGCGGGTCTTAGACCCATAGTACATACGAATCACAAACTTGTCAAGCATAAAATTTTTTTTATTGACAAAAGTAAGCAATATGACCATAATATAGGCGTAGGTTCGTCTCACATATTAGTACACGTCCACAACTTCACTGTTTTTTGACAAAGAGAACGGGGCTAGAGTGAGACTACGGCCTACACCTTCACTGATTTGGCACGAATTATGAATCTTCTCCCTCAACAGCGGAAGAAAGAGCGTGAACTTACGCTTCAACAGCAGAAATTCCTTGATATACTGTTTGAAAACGGTGGTCAGGTCACTGCTGCAGCCGTAGATGCGGGATATTCCCGTGGTTCTGCGGCGTGGTTACGTAAAAACTTAGCAGACGAGATCGTAGAGCGCACAAAAGACATCCTTTCGATGAATGCCCTCAAGGCAGCGAACAGGTTAGTAGCGACAATAGACAACCCCGCCCCCGAACGAGGTGATGATCTGCGTCTCAAGGCTGCTGAGTCTCTTCTCAACCGTGTAGGAGCGAAGGCTCCTGAACAGGTCAATCACAATGTGAGTGCGGTGCACGGCGTGGTCTTGCTGCCACCCAAGAATGAAGTCATAATCGATGGCTGAAGACACACCAAGGAAGCGCGGACGACCGAAGAAGGACCCGAATGCGCCAAAGGCCATATATCAACTCTCTACGAAGGAACGTGCGAGACGCGCGGCACAGAAACGTGTCAATGCGGCCAAGAAGAGAGCAGCGAAGTCAAGCCAAGCAGCAGCAGACAAGAGGCACTATGCACGAGAACTTGAAAAAACAGTGGGCAAAGTTGAAAAAGCCCTTGTCGGAACTGAGTCTGCCACAATCGATCTTGGGGATTTATCTGATCTACCTCCTGCAGTATCGGAGCTTGTCGGCGAAAGCGAAGTTGTGTTCTCGCCGAATGAAGGCCCGCAAACGCAGTTTCTCAGCGCGGGTGAACGAGACGTACTCTACGGCGGTGCTGCCGGTGGTGGAAAAAGCTTTGCACTTCTTGCTGATCCGCTACGTTACTGTCACAATCCTAATCATCGTGGTCTTCTTCTCCGTCGTACACTCGATGAACTCACTGAATTGATCGACAAGTCTCGACAGTTATATCCGAAAGCATTTCCGGGTGCGAAGTTTCGAGAGTCGAAGTCTACATGGGTATTTCCATCTGGCGCAACGATCTGGTTCACGTACCTCGATAGAGACAAGGATGTGACTCGCTTTCAGGGTCAGGCTTTCAACTGGATTGGCATAGATGAGATTACTCAGTATCCTACGCCCTATGTCTGGGATTACTTGCGTTCTCGCCTTCGTTCTACTGATTCTGAACTCCAGCAACACCTGTACATGCGCTGCACAGCCAACCCCGGAGGAGTGGGTGGTTGGTGGGTCAAGAAGACTTACATCGATGGCATCGAACCAAACAAGCCTTTTCCTGCCTTCGATATAGAAACAAGGAAAGAATTCCTGTGGCCTGATGGTCACGAAAAAGCAGGTCAGCCGCTCTTCTTCCGTAAGTTTGTACCGGCGCGTCTGACCGACAATCCCTATCTGATTGCAGATGGCCAATATGAGGCTATGCTCAGATCGCTCCCGGAAGTCGAACGGAAGAGACTTCTCGAAGGGGATTGGGACGTGGCGGAGGGAGCGGCCTTCCCCGAATTCTCACGAAGTCTACATACGGTAGAGCCATTCGATTTGCCGACCAACTGGCCTCGTATCCGCGCAGCAGACTACGGTTATGCTGCTCCATCTTGTGTCCTCTGGGGCGCAATTGATTGGGACAATAACATCTGGATATACAGAGAATTGTACCAAAAGCACTTGACAGCAGAAGAATTGGCCGATAAAATATTAGAAGCGGAACAACTCGATCCGCTCCCCCACTACACTGTTTTGGACTCCTCGTGCTGGAACAAGACAGGTTTTGGTCCCTCTATTGCAGAGGTGATGATGCGACAAGGAGTGCGTTGGACGCCTTCTGATCGAAACAGAATTCAAGGCAAGATGGAGGTTCATCGTCGGCTTGCGAAAGAGCCGTATTCCGGTGAACCCCGTTTGCGTATCTTTTCTACCTGTACAAATATTATCAAACAACTCGCAGGTATTCCTCTCTCAAAAACAAATAGTGAAGACGTAGACACTAAAGCCGAGGATCACGCCTACGATGCCCTGCGCTACATGATGATGACACGCATGAGCGGATACGCATCTATACACCAACAACTCGGTGCAATCAAGAACCAAGTCTACCAAGTTCACGACGAGACGTTTGGATACTGACTAGATGTCAAAGAATCTAATAAATACAAAGTTCGATCCGTCTCAGATTAATCTTCGTGATTTGATGGAACTGTATGCGCGAGATAAGAAGCGCAACGTCCAAAATTTTCTAGGAAGTCTGTCTGCTCCTGAATTCAAAGCGTATATGGGTCGTCCTGCTATCGAGTTTTTCGAAGCGGCACGAGATGAGAATAACCCTCTCCAGCAGTATTTCGATCAACAAGCTGCTAAAGGTGTAGGTCCGGGAGGAGCAAAGAAGGCATTTTCTGCCGTTAAGCTTCTCGAAGAAAATGTAGTAAATCAGCTAAAACGCCTCGACCGTATGGGCGACTATGCTGATGACACAAATGGATTTCCGAAGCTCACTGATACTGTCGTAGAACCGGCAAAGGGTCAACCCCGTTCTAAGAAGCTTCGCATCAATCCTGCGAAATACGGTGAATTAATGGCGGGCCTCGTAGAATATGCTCGTCAAAATCCGAAAGATGTTCCCGTAGTTCGCGCTCTCATGGCGCAGATGTATCTTGGCTTTCGTCCGAAAGAAATACTGCAGATGCCAATGCAGGGGACTATACGGGAGGCGGACGAAGGCAGCGTATCGAAGGGTTTGTTTCTTCCGGCTGACTTGGCAAAGATGGATGAAGCCATGTCCATCCCTCTCAGCCCGCACGTAGAGTCTATGCTAAACAGTGCGATTGAAAGTAACAATTCGCGCTTCGGCAACAAAGAGGTTCCCGACCTTATGTTTGTAGGGGATAACGGAAAGCCTCTCCCGAAAGGCTCCTTGTCTCGCGTTCTCAAGAGCATCACAGTTCCCGGCATCCTAGAAGATGCCCGTACAGGTGAAAAGTTTGACAATCTCACCGCAGCATACGATCTCCGCAGGGGACACGCTACCTTCGTAAACATGTTAGGATTTTCTCCTCAAACCGGCGGAGAAATGAAAGCACGGGCAATCAAAGAGGCTGGGGGTGGCGAAGAGCCTAAATATATTGCCAAGCCTTTCGGATTCTTCACAGCACAACAGCTTGGTCCTCACGTAGCTCTGCACAATGCCATCCTCGAAGTGTTCGCACGAGCATCCGGAGTTGAAGGTGCAGGTCTCAACAAGGGCATCATTATTGATCCCCGGCAAGACATCTTGGGTGAAAGCCTGAGAATTAATCGCCTCTCTGACTTACAGACAATGAGTGTCTCGGACATGGGCGAGGTGAGCATACCGGGGGCGACACTGCCCTCGAACATCGTTCTTCCCGCAGAACCCGATGCTGGTGCTGTTCCCCCTGCTCCCAAGAATGTAGGCGACGTACCTCTCTCTACCCTGCAGCAGATTATGAACGGTCTGAAAGACCCTAAAGCAGTGGGTGTGGGTGCTGGCGGCGGACTCGCTGCTACCTCTGTCATCAGTAATCCTGCAGAAGCGGCTACGTCTATCGCGGCTGAAACCACTGCAGAAACGACAACTAGAGCAGCTATGAGAACTGTTCTTCCTAAAGTCACTGCGGCTGCTGGGACTGGACCTATGGCCCCTGCGACCATCGCGGCTATGGTGGCTGCTGAAACTGTCGCTGCCTCGCCGGGTGCTGGTCCGGGACAACTTAACACTCAAGAGCAGATGCAGCTAGACCTCGCTCGACAGACAGGGGATATCGGCGCAGAGAAAGAATTGATGGCCCGCGAACCGATCACGAAGATCGGCGGACCAGACGAGCCTACTATGTATGGTCAGCGCGTCACTCGCGCTCCTAGCACTGAAGACTTAACATTCGATTACATCCTAAGAGAGGATGCTAAAACTAGACGCCGGACTCGTAACGAGCCGGTCAACACAGGGAGATAATCATGAACCTCAACATGGGTGAAGGGTACATCATGAACTCGGACAAGACTTCTGTTGATGATCAGATGGGTGCGGACAAGCTGTATCGCGAAGGTCTGGAATTCGACACGAGGGCTACAGTCGATGTACTCACGGAAGACATGCCTAAAAAGATGACTAAGGCCGCTGTCGATCCGTCCGTCATGAAGATGGCTGACGAACGCGATTACTAAAAGGTAGTCTTATGGAAGATAGGTTTCTAGAACCTGCGGATGCTGAACCGGTAGATGTAATATCTCCGGAAGACCAGTTACCGAATCTCGCAGAGTATATTATAAAGCGATTTGAAGATTCGGAGAATGGTCGATATGCGTATGAGCAGCGTTGGCTGCAAGCGTATAAAAACTTTCGCGGTATTTACGACTCAACAACTCAGTATCGTGATTCTGAGCGGTCGAAAGTATTTATCAAGATCACCAAGACGAAAGTTCTCGCTGCATACGGTCAGATCGTAGACATCTTGTTCGCAAACAAGAAGTTTCCGCTGGTGGTAGAGCCTACTCCAGTGCCTGAAGGTGTGGCCGAGTTTGCCCACATGAAGACTCCGGTAGACGACATGCTCGATCAACAAGTCCCAGAAGACCCCTACGGCTTCGAGGGAGACGGTCGAGAACTTCTTCCGGGGG